CTCGGTTGATGGGGCCGAACGAAGCGGCTTCGCCCCCAGGCCGTCAACATTGAGAGTGACCGTCGCTCCATTCGTGGTATGCGGTGTGAAGGCGATCACTTTCCCGTCCAAGTGCGCCAACGTGTCAAACACCTGGTAGGTCGTGACAGTGTAGGCTGTTGAGGTGCCGCCGGTGGTAATCGCGCCAGCGATGTCATCCCGAAACGCCGCGGTTGACGCCATCATGGCTCGCGCGGAGTCGTTAATGGATGATGGGGCTTGACCCTCCGCCCAATTGACCGTGGAGTCAGCGGTAGCGTTGCTGGCAGCCACGCGGCTCCAGTTGTAAAACGGCAAAGCCATCTATCAGCCTCTTAGGAGAAAAGAATTGGACCGCGAGGGGCGATGCGGAGCCCCGTCATGTTGACCGGGCGACGCTGGGCGAACTGGATCGGCGGGGCCTGAATGGCCTGCTCTGTCGGGATCTGGATCGGATAATCAGCCGCCGCGGCCTGCTGTGGCGCTTGCTGGGGCTGCTGAGCCACCTGCTGGGCAGGTTGCGCGGCTGGCGCAGAGGGAAGCACCACAGGGGCACCAGGAGGGCTTGCGGGGGCCGCTGGTGCGGGTTGTGATCCGCCCATCTTCTTGTCCGCCCAGGCCAGCAAACCGCCCACGGTCATGTTTTTGAGGAAGGGATTGGCCTTTACGACAGCTTCCCCCAGAACGCCACCGACAGGAGCATTGGGGTCGGCCTGGAGGACCGAAACAGCCCCTTTCGGACCGGCAAAATGTGCCAGATAAGTCGTTCCGGGCGTGACCGGGAGGCCGTTTTTCTGTAGGATGGCCTGATTATCCGCTGCGTAGGCGTCAACCATCTCTTTCGAGAGGGCCGGATCGTTCCGCATGGCGAGGATGTCTTGATCGCTTTTACCTTCCGCAAGATCCGGGCGATGCTGCTTGATCATCGACAGCCAGGTGCCGTTGATGAACTGCCCAGCGCCCGTCGCAGACGAATTAGGATTGGTGGCAGTGGCGTTTCCGCCGCTTTCCGCACCAACGATGAGATCAGATAGCGCCATGTGGTATTTGCTTCAGGGTTTGATTGTGTTTGCCGTCATGGCGTCCAACATCCATTGGCAATGGACGCCGAACGGGTATTTGGCAGCGGTCATCGGCGGCGGATTGGCATTCCTCGCCACTGAAATCATCAACGAACTACGGGCTTGGCAGCAGAAGCGAGCGGGCCGCATTGCTCGACACAAGCAAGTTCGATAGTGCTTGACGCGCTGCCTGACCTTGAGGACGCGGCGCTAGAACCTGATTGCCAAGATATGCCTGCACCGGACGAGACAGCAGACCGCGCCCAGCCACGGCCGGAGCCGCCAAACCGGCCAATGCGCCAGCAGCAGCAGCACCAGGCCCACCGGCAGCGCCAGCCCCACCGCCAATAATTGCGCCGATGGTTTGCAGGAGGTGCGTGACGTTGTGACGTGGCGAGGTGCCGGACTGAGGGAGTGGTTTTAACAGCGCTTCGCCGGCCCGTGCCAACTCTGCGAAATCCCCCTGCCCTCTACCGTAGGCTCTCCGACTCTGCTGTACGACTGCATTGCGAAGCTGGGAGGGGGAAATCAGCCCCTCTGCCGCGCCCGATCCAGCACCCGTCGCGGCCTTCTCAAGCACCAGCAAATTGCGGTATTCGCGCCGCGCATTTCGCAGAACCTGCATGTCCTGCTGATTTCCGGTGCGAACAAGCGTCAACTCCATCGCGTTATCAAGAGCGTTGCGGATGCCCTGGAGAGCGTTTTGGAGATGCGGATCGTTTGCTGATCCACGCGCCTGCCTGGCAAGCCGCGATGTCATTGCGTTGAAAAGCGGTCCGTCGATCTGGCCGGTCGCGATCATTCCGCGAAGGTCGTCAATCGTATTTGCGACGACTGGAGCCCTGTTCGACGGGCTTACAAGGCTATTGTAATTGCGCTCGACCCGTCCCAGCTCGTTATTCAGTGCGGCGGTCGGCAAGACGTTATTGCGTCGCCCGACACCTTCAATGTCTGCGCCGATCCGATGAAACGCATTGTCGAGCACTTCAGGAGTGGCACGATTAGCGTCAATACCGGCACGACGCAGAGCCGCAGCCGTGAACTGCTCGCCTTGGTTCTCCATAATGCGTGCTGCCGAACCGCCAGAGCCCGGCGTGTCGCCTAGAGCGCTTTCCATCCATTGGAGCGGCTTGCTTCCCGTCGCCTGCCCGGCGGTCAGCGGCACACCCTCGTTTTGCAGGGTTTGAGCGAGCGCCTGCTTTTCGGCAGAGGCAGGTAGGGGCGTGATCGCGCGACGTGCCATCGACTCGGCAGCGGGAGAAAGGAAAGCACCGGCAACGCGCGCATACGGCTCTGCCGCCGTGCCCTTGGTCAGTTGCCCGGCCGTCTCACTTCCGATGGCAGGCAGCGCCACGTTGCGGGCAAACCTCGTCGCAAGCCCGCCTTCTCCACCCATGAGAAGACCCGGCAGGAATTCCGCTCCGGTCTTCAGATACGAACCAGTCAGGCTCTGCGGCTCGTAGTCAGGCGAGACGATCGGATCTTTGACCGTCGAGCGAACATCCCGTGACGACGGAGCGGCAGCCAAGAACCCGAGCGGCGGGAGCACCTTTGCAGCGATAGCCGCCCCCGACTTTATCGCAGACGGATCAAAGCCGAGCTTTTCACCCGCGAGGTCTAGCCCCTTACTGGCGAGCTCGCGAACATCGCCGCCCATGCCAAGCGTTCCGATCGCAGCATTCGCCAAGCCAGATCCGACGCTCTTCGCAATGTCCTCACCGAAGGACTGCTTGTCCAGCACAAAGCCAGCCGGGAGCGAGCCAGGCTGCTCGTCAAGAACGAAGCCCGGAGGAAGATCACTCATTGCATCGGAACCCAATTGCCGCCGCGGCGGATGAGTTTCTGCCCGGTCTGCGGGTTGGTGGCGGTTGCACCTTCAGGGATCGCCGGCTGAGCCGACTTAGCCGGAGCTTGCACCGATTGCGGGTTCTGGATTGCCGCCATCTGGCTATCCGACAACGGTGAACCGAGCGCGGCGATCTTGTCCTGAACCTCAAGATAGTTCGGCAGACCTTTGTTGGTCCGCGCGCTCTCGCGGTAGATCTCGGCCACCTTCTGGTCGAACTGTTCCAGTCTGCGGCTGATGTCGATCGCCTGCTTGAGACCTTCGGGGCTCTGCGTCATGTTCGGCAGCGACTTGGCGAACAGCTCGCGCTCGTAGTTGGAGACCGCGCCCTGTCCTTTCGGCTGGGCATGGACGCCAAGTTGGCGGGAAATCATCTGCATGATCTCGCCATCGGGCACGTCCTCGCCCTTGATCAGTCCGGCATCCTTCAGATAGCGCTTGGCAGCAAGGCGCATTTCCGCGGTCGCGCCCGGCGTGAAGCCCTGCGCCGCCTTTTCAAAGGCGTCATACATGGCAACACGTTTCTGAGCATCACGACCCGCCGCCTGTGCATCAACGTAAGCCTGAACGCCCTTGGTGGCGAGTTCGGCTTGACCCGTCTTCTCGGTCGAGACGTTGACGTTGGTGCCAGCCGGAGCAAAGGTAGGCCGCCCGTTCTCGTCAATGAATAGCGGCATATCGGCGGGAATGCCGGCAGCAGCCTTTTCGGCAGCCGTCGCCGGATGCACTTTCACCTTTTCCTTGAGGCCAGACAGGATCGTCTTCAAGACCTCTGGATCGCCCGGCACACGACCGTTCCCGACTGCAGCAGTGATCGCCTCTTCTGGAATGCCAGCCTTGCGCAGGTATTGCGCTGTGGCGTTGGCCCGCTGAGCTTCGTTTATGGTCTTCTGATCCTGAAGACCAGCCGCAGAGCCGATGCCGCCGATGAGAGCACCAATCGGCCCGGTGTGGAGGTTGTTGATGAAGCCAGAGATGCCCGCACTGAGCCCACCTGGATTGGTCGGAACTTGCATTGGGGCAGGAGCAGGCGCCGCCTGCATCGGCGCTGATTGGCCGGGCTGCATTTGCCCCTGTGTCGGCGTCGCATTCGCCGGCAGCGTCGCCTGCTGCGGCTGAAACAGATCAGCGCTGCCAACGCGCGGCATCTGGTACGACCCGACAGAGATCGGCTGAGCCTGGTTCGGCGCATAGGTCTGCGGATCGAGCGTCGCAGCGTCGAAAGTCCGGCCAGAAGGCGAGAACGCAGGCTGATCAGGAAAGCCGGAGGACTGAGGCAGCGCGCCAATGCTAGGCAAAAGCCGGTTCAGCAAGCCACCCTGCCCGCTGAACATCGACGGGTCAAAATAGGAGTCGAGCAGGCCCATAAATCATTTACCTCCGAACGAGATTGGTCCCTTCGGCATCAACTGGCCGAACCCGCTCATAATGGTGGCGAACTGCTGAGCACCACTCATCTGGTTCTCGGTGTTGCTCGTCCCCTGCGACTGCGAACCAAGGCCGGCGATCGGAATGCCGAGCTGAGCGATCTGCGCCAGGTTGCCCAAGGGAATGCCGAGGCGCTGGGCTTCCGCGGCAAGCGTCGCATTGGCGCCAAGGTTGAGCGCATCAAGACCGGTCCCGACAGACGAAAGGCCGACGCCCTTGTTCGCCAGATCCTGCTGGGTCATCCCGGTCTGCAGGCCAGCAGTCGTATTGCCGGCGTTGTAGAGATTGCCGGCCGCGCCCTGCTGAGCGTTGCGATTCTCGTTGAATTGAGCCGCGATCGTCGGAGCCAAGCCCTGCATAATGCCTCGACCGAGCGCCTGCGAGTTGGCGCCGGAGAAATCGCGGCCCGCCGCAGCAAACCGGCCATTGGTGCTGCTGGTAATGTCGTTCTTGAGGGTGTTGATCGCGTCGCTGAAGCCCGGCGTGCTGTAGGGGTCATAATTCGTATTCGACGCCAACGGCTGAACGGCGCTCTTGTAGTCCGCGAAATTCTGGCCGACCGCGCCAGACTGAGCCGTTGCATTGCCGCCGCCGAGCAGCGACTTGACGTAATCCTGGATCGCAGGCGCATACTGCCCGGTCGAGGCGCTGTTCTGCTCGATCGTGTTCAGAGCATTCGTCTGCGCGCCGTTGATGCCAGTCTGCGGCAAATAGCTGTTGAGCTGGCCCAGGATGCCTGTCAGAGCGCCCTGCGCCGGCTCCCACGGAGCCGTGGTGCTGTTCTGTGTGGTTTTGCTTTCGCTCTTACCGCCCAAGGCGCTTCTCCAAGATAACGTGTTGAGCTTTGTATCCAGTCAACACCCGCTCCCAACCTTTGCGGCCATAGATCCGCATTGAGGAGCAGCCTTCATCAATTGCGTATTGCTCGATCTTTTCCATCAGCGGCAACCAGCGGTCCCGCTCATTTCCAGCGCAGGCCGTCAGCGTGCAGACCTTGCTCAAGGGCTTGGTGATGTGCGTAGCCGCAGCAGCGAGGATTTCGTTGCCGTCCCAGGCTAACCAGAGAAGCTGCTCGCCAGAGAGAATGCCGTCCTCGATGTCCTCGAATGCGCTTAGCGCCGTCGTCTCGATCGCCAGCTTGATCTTGTCTCTTGCGTGAGGCCAAACCTCGCGAATGCGCGCCGGATCGACGCACACCAGCTCAGGCGGCCTCATAGCTTCCAGATACATAGACGCCAACACCGCTTGAGCCTGGGTAGCTGCCGTCGTACTTGAATATTCCGATGGTATTGCCTGGCCCACTGCCGAGCGTAATAGCGACAGTGGTAACGCCCCCGGATATGATCCCTGGGAATGCATACTGAAGGGACGACGCCTGCCGAAACGATGTCGGCAAGGTCGCGATTATAAAACCAGCAGCCGTTCCGTTGGTCGTAATGTCAACAAGCATCGTGAAGAAGACGGTCTTACCAAATTGCCGATAGCGACCGGAGCCCGTGACGGAAGTAAACGCGCCGGAATTGGCAGAGATTGTTGGGGTGAACACTGTCCACGCGCTGGTTGCGTCAACGCCCCCAACCTTCAACCCGCCCACGTCGTGAACACCCTCGAACTTACTGGGCGTCGCACCAGCCGAGTAGTAGGCATAATTAAGGGAGGCACCCTTAGTTAGCTCTTCAGTGTAATATCCATAGCAGTTTGTGACCGTTCCAGCGCCCGCCGGCAACTTCACGTAATGCGAAAAGTAGTCCGTAACTGTTCCGGCCGTGACGTTGGAGCCGGAAAAGAAATCGTAGAAGCGATCTGATGTCCCGCTAGATCCGATCGTCATCCGCGATTGGAAGCTAACGTTGTGGTTATAGTCTTGCGATCCCGTCAACGTCGTGGCGGAGTCGAACGCCGCGTAACCGGAACCAGCAGCAGGAAGATCAACAGTGGAATATTCTACAAATCCGTGACCGCCACCCGTTGCAAATTGCACATCGCGGCTTAGCAAAATGCCTGGGTTGGTCGTGGTATCGCTATTCCCACCCACATGAAGCGGAGCAACGGGGGTTGATTGTTCAATGCCAACCTGGCCGTCCGCATCAACGGCAATGGCATCGGCCAGAGGCGACGCCTTTTTTGCTACTTGCTGAAGCGACATGATGACCTTTTTGGGGTCTTTCTCTTCAGTGCCTGGAACGTAAATAACCATTACGTCTTGCCGTTCTGAGCGATAATTGGCTTAACGCCAGCGGCGAACGTCCATGCCGTACTAGACGGTATGCGCTGCTTGAATCTCACGTATCTGGTGGATCGACGGAGATTGCAAACACCTGTTCGGCTGTTAACAAGAATTTCAGTCATTGACGTTGGGACATCTCGCGTCGTGTCCCTGTATGAAATGGAGCCGTATAGCGTCGGAGCATCCGAGACTGCCTCGAACCCATCGACATAGAGGCGCTCACCATCTGCGCCCTGCTCTGCGGTTTCAAGTGTGGCTTCAAGGTTTACGCCAGAAAAGAATCCCATCTTATGCTCGCTGGAGAACTGCGCGATCAGCGGCTGGGTTGACACCGCGAAACTGTCCAGAGACGCGCCCAAGGCATCGATTGAAGACGAGATCAAATCCAGGTTCTCAAGCGTAATACCCGGCTGGGACATGCCAAGCAGGTATTCGCCCGACATTGAAATCTGCGACCATCGGTCGAGAACGTAGTCAAAAGCGATGATCTTGTCGTAAAGACCGGACACGCCAGAAGTCGATTTGTAAGCCCAGAACGCCCGCGTTGACCTCGGGTCTGACGCTCCGACAAACAGCTTCAGATCCGTCTTGTCGAGGTCGTCAAAGAACGTTCGGTCAACCCGCTCACGTCCAATCGGCTCAGGCAACCCGCCCGGCGCGATCTTGAAGAAGCCTTGGGCGGAGTGAAAGAACGTATAGATGCCGGCACGGACGATGCTGTAGGGCGCGAACAAGCCTTGGTCCTGCGCGATGCGCTCGATCTGGAAAATGACATCGGAGCCGGGAATATAGGACATGCGACGAATGGCCTGGTCCTGAAAGACCGTTCCGAATTCGCCGCCGGCAACACCGCGAACAATGCCGCCGTCAGGGAAGTCCTGGTAATCTGACGAGTCAACGCCCGAGGTCCAGCCCGTAGTGTCGTTCAGCGCTGACCATTGGATGCGGTAGGGATTGGACAACAGGCCCGACAGCACAAGAAACCGCCCAACAACGCTGACATAGGACGCTTGCGGGGGTGAACCGGAGTTGTCGGCAAATGCAGTAGATGACGAGAGGTCGTATGTTTGCAGAACGGCATTCTTTTGCGTGGCTTTAACGAGGCTGCCGAACTGCGCAAATTGCCACTGCGCATCGCTCGACAGGTCGGAATAGAGATGCGTGACTGAATGGGTGCCTGTGCCCGTCGAAGCGGTATCAATCTCATCCCCGCCCGGAGTAGCCGAGATGGTGTATGTGTCAGCATCCAGGACCGTCTTGACGTAATAGACCGTTCCAGCAGTTATCGCCGCCGGAAGCGCGCCCCCAGAATTGGAAAACACCTTCGGTTCGTTGGCTTCCGAGGCGTGAGCCGTCTCGGTGATAACGCCTGGGCTTGCTGCCGAGATCGTGCATGTCGTCGGCTTGGAAACGGGAATCCACGAATAGTCGGTATTGCTGGCAAGATAGAGCCGCTTGGATGTACCGGCGAAGATCGCAACAGAGCCGTCCGACTTCAGCGCATAGAATGCACCGCGGCAGGTCGAAGGCAGCGCCTGAGACAGCGCTGCGAAGTCAGGGAACGGGCCATAGCCGTCAGCTCGCGGCAGCACGTTCTGGATGTCGTGCGCCTGCGTGCGGCTCTCATAGTCGCTTGTATCTGGCTTCCATTCGCCGAACGGAAGAAGCGGCATCAGGGAACGACCCCAGGCAGAGTAATTGTGGACGGCCCGGAATTGAAGCTCTGCCGATCGCCGTGGTTGTTCAGTTGCTCAAGAACCTGCTGAAGTGCAGTGCCCCACACGGGGAGCCGGTCATCGTTCTGGATATACGGCGACGCCTCCAGCAACGATCCGTAGAGATAGAGATCAGGCGCCAGCGTCAGCAGCCAATTGGTGGTATTGCTCGCCGTCAGAGCCGGGATATTGGCCCGGTAGACGATTTGAACGTCGTAGTCCTCGTTCGGCGTCGGCGCCAACTCGATCTGATCGCCAGTGACCGAAAAGTAGATCGGCTGATCGCTCACATTGTCGATGGAGTAACGGTAGTCATCCATCTGCGTCTGAGTCATGAACTCAAGACGCGGCTTTCCGGTAACGCCACTGAGCCGAGCGCTGCGCATGGTCTGAAAGTCGGTCGGCAGATCTAGGAATTCCGGGTCCGTTGCGCCGGTATCGACCGTGAGCGTGGCGCGGGTTTCCATGCGTGGATGCTCAAGCAGCCGGTTGAACTTCGCTTCAGCGAGCGTCACGAAGTCGGGAATGCGCGCGGTGAGGTCGTCGCGTGCCAGCCATTCCGCAATCGCGGCAACAAGGTCTGTGTAGTTGGCAATTGCCATTAAACCTTGCCTCTAAAGGTGCGATAGGGACGGTTCTGGTCGTGGTTGAGAAACCATTTTACGTAATCGCTGTCGCCGTCCTTCAGGCGCGGGGCTAGATCCCGGTAAAAGACGTTCAAGGGGATGCTTGCCATGCGCGTCCCGACAGCATCGTCGCGAAAGCGCTTGCCGTAGGAATCCTTGAGGTCTTCCTGATTGCGGGCGATCAATTCTTCCTCGACAAGGTTCTCGGTCTTGCGGAAGCCCAGGCCCTTGTCCTTGTCGATCCAGTAGACGTAATGCCGCCTAAGACCGTCATCCGACATCTTCTCGAATTCCCAAGCCTCATCGGGAATCCGGGACGGATCAGGCAGCGATGGCATCGGCCCGTTCTGCGATCTTCTTGGCGATAATCGACTTGGCCTCATCCACCGGAAGGCGAAGAGTTGTGCCAGCCCAAATCTTGCCGTCATACCCGACGCCAGGGGAAGCGTGCGGCTTCATCTCGCCTTCAATGAATTTCTCTTTCTCGACGACGACCCACTGGCCGGCGTTGTTCTTGCGCTTCACTTCGGCCTTGAGATAGCCGACGATCTCGTACTCACCTTTCGGCACATAGTTTTTGCTGAGCAGAACAGGAAACATCGGCGCCTTCTGAGGCGTAGGTTCGGAAGCCATATCTGGGATTTCCTTGGGTTTGCGCTCGTAGACGCCTTTGGGCATCTCTCACTCCAAAAAGAAAAGCGGCCCGGAGGCCGCCTTGGTTTATCGTTTGCGGCGGCTCTCTAAGAGCCGTTCGCGTATTTCAGGATCGGTCCACATTCGTTTGCGGCCTCGATCAAGGGAAGCTATGCGGGTTGCGCGATACTCTGGCGTGTCACGCCGATTGTTCGACTGCTCTTTTGCAGTTGCCCAGCGAACGTTTCCGGGCTCGTAGTTGCCGTCGCTGTCGATGCGATCAAGCGAACACCCCTTAGGGCGCTTACCGAGATCGGCGTAGAACTGCGGGAAGCCATCCTTGCCGCGCCACTGCTCGCAAACAGTGATGCCACGGCCGCCATACAGATGATAATTTGGCGCACTCGGCGTGTAGCAGCGATTTAGCATTGACCGCCACGACTTATACTCAGTCGATTGGCTGACAAGCTTGCGAGTCCTGAGAGAGTTCTGCACTCCAACGGAGAAACGCTGAACGCAACCACAAGAAAGCGTCAGGCCAAGCCGGGCGCTCGGTATTGTCGTCTCGTTTCCGCATTCGCAACGACAGAGCCAAAGGCGCTTTCCATTGCGATACCCGACGTCTTTAACGGCAGTTAAAAGACCGTGTTTCTGTCCAGCATAGTCAACCGCATGGGCAGGCATTTTTCACTCCGCGATCCATGAAATACGGCGAACGGTATAGCATGGACCGCGAAATGTCTCAACTAAATCAGACCGCAGCGGAGAATGGGCTCGCTTCGGTGCCCGTGGCAGAAGTCATGCCATGAACGCGCCAGAAGCCGGAGATCGCGTCCTCAAGCTCGATATAGTCACCCTTGAGGCCGCCGGTCGTGGTGCCGTTCAGGGTGATGGTGTCCGAGGTCGAAGCCGTTTCCCAGCCGGCAACCGTATCGCCGGAGTCCTGGTTGGTCATGATGCAGCCTTCCATCACGTCGGTCGAATTGGCGACCTGGATCTTGGCGCTGTTCGAGGTGATGGTGGTGTGGACCAGGAAGCGATAACGATCGCCCGTACCGGCCGAAGCCGGAAGGGTCACGGTTGCGCCGGCCGCCACGTTGAAGATCAGCAGCGGGCCGTTAGCGTGAACGTCACGGTCAAGCGTAACCGCAGCCGTGATCTGGATGGGTGCGAAGGGATATCCCATTGTTGCGTTCTCCTTAAGAAGCCGAGGTCAGGCCGTAGATGTCGGCAGCGACACCATGGGCAGCCTCGTTGTTGACGAGCAGCGTGTATTCAGTGACGAGAACGCGCTTTTCCGCGTCGCCGGTCTTGGCGGGCTTGACGAGCTGGATGTCGTCGAACACGCCGAGCGAGACCATGCGCGGATCGACCAGGAAGGCGTTGCGGGCGACAGTCGCGCCGGCGCGGGCCATCTGGCGGTTGGGGACAACCGAGATGCTGCCGAAGTCCGACAGATACATATCGGCCGCGGCAACGATCGTGGTCTGACCCTTGCCGTTCGCCGCATAGCGCTGAAGCGCCACGTTGCTGTCCGACATGAAGGTCGAGAACACGGTCTTCGCGTAGGGCGACAGCATCAGGGTCTTCGGGGAGCCGCCAGCGTTGTAGCTGGACAGGATCACCGAATCCAGGATCGCCTTGGTGAACGCGCGCTGGGTGCCGTTGGTGGCCGCGTCAACAACGCTGGTCGAGGTGTTGAAGCCACCCGAGGCGCCGCCCGAGCCCATCGCGTCGTTGCTGGCGAGCCACGCGCGGAAGCCGCCGAGCTTGCGATTGGTCGCGCCGTTGCCGGAGCCCGCGGTGGACGCCTGGTTCGACAGAACGATCGCTTCCATGTCGATCCGCAGCTCGACGCCCTTCTTGGCGACCTGATGAGCCAGTTCGGACTTGCGGCCGGCCTTCGAGGTCTTGTCCTGGGTGCGCGAGATGATGATCTTCTTGTCGGAGATCTGGGTGTAGTTGCCGACGCGAGTGGTCGCGGCCACCGCATCATAGTTCCAGTCGTTGCCTTCCGGCTGGTTGTTGCTGGTATCGACAGCGGCGAGCGTGTCGGTCTGCCACTCGGGGTGGACAGAGGCGACGGGCTTGCGGCCGATCAGCGAAAGGAACGGGGTCTCTTCCGGCGTGATCTGATAGATGCGATCCGCCAGCTCTTCGCGGTTGCCCACCGCGTCGTAGGTCTCAAAGGTATTCGTAACCTGTGCCATTTGGCTCTCCGTTAAAGATCAAGGTCCATGAGGGAGCGCACGCCGGCATCGAACGATCCGGTATTGCGCAATTGCTCGCTTCTCACTTGACTTTCGCGGGAGGATTTGGCCTTCGGGTCCATGCGCTTCTTG